TTTATAACAGCACAGAGGTGTTTAAGGTCGGGACAAACGGCGCAGTGACATCAGCTAATGACGTAACCGCATTTGGTACTATCTAATGGCTTTGCAAAGCAGTGGTGCGATATCTCTCAGCGAAATCCAAACGGAGATTGGTGGCTCTAATCCTATTGCTATATCTGAGTATTACTCAGCAGCAACCGGAGTGCCTGCCTCGGGCGAGATTGCCATTACTGACTTCTATGGTACGTCTGCCGCAACCGTCGCAATCGATAACGGCTCACTGTCTGATGCTAGAGTTGGCACTACATCGTCAGCGACATTTAGGTTAAATACCAACGGCACTATTACAGCGACAGGCAACCTCACAAGTTACAGTGATACAAACTGGTATGAGCCTACAACTAGCAGCATAGGTTCAGACTATAAAGTGCGAGTTACAGCCACGGGCGATACATCGTCACTAACTGGCACGCTTAACCAGTACACGACCATATCATCTGCGCAGTCATGGACGCTTACCACAAGCAGCATACAGCAGTCTGTGACCCTATCTGTAACGGTACAAGACGTTGCTACAAGCACGGTGCAAGACACGGCAACAATCACTATAACGGTAGACGGTGGTGTGTAATGGCTATTGAAGCAGTAGATATTCAGCCGGGCGTATTTCGCCACGGAACCGACCTAGAGGGCGCCGGCCGTTGGCGTGACGTAAACCTTGTCCGATGGCGCAGCGGCTCCCTAGGGCCAATAGGCGGCTGGCAGGAGCGCGTTAAGAGTGGCGCAACACTAGACAAGCCTGTTCGCGGCTCTCTTGGATGGGTTGATAACTCGTTCGACACAAAAATAGCCGCTGGGACGTACAACAAGCTTTTCCATATTTCACCGTCTGGAGTAGTGACGGACATTACCCCTGCTGGCTTTACGGCAGGCGCAGAGAACGCAGCCCTAAACATCGGGTTTGGCGGCGGTTTCTACGGCACTGACTACTACGGGACGCAGCGTATTTCTAGCGGCGTATATCAGGAGGCTACGACGTGGTCTCTCGACACATGGGGCGAGTACCTGGTCGCGTGTTCAGTAGATGACGGCAAGCTCTATGAGTGGCAGCTAAACACGAGTGTAGTGGCGGCGCAGATCAGCAACGCGCCGACGTCTAATTTGGGTCTTGTAACGACGGCTGAGAGATTTCTATTTGCTTTGGGGGCAGGCGGGAATCCGAGGAAGGTCCAGTGGTGCGATAAAGAAGATAACACCGCTTGGACCCCCTCGGCGACAAACGAGGCTGGCGACTTCGAGCTAAGCACAAACGGCGAGATTCTCAGCGGTCACAGGCTTAGAGGTAAGACCCTCATTCTGACGACCACAGACGCTCATACAGCGACGTACATCGGACCCCAGCTTGTGTTCCAGTTTGAGCGCGTAGGCACCTCCTGTGGCGTTATATCGCGTCATGCGTGCATCCCAAATGCAGAGGGCGCATTCTGGATGGGTCAGAAAGGCTTTTTCATGTATAACGGGTCATCAGTGCAGGAAATGCAGTGTGACGTCCTTGATTACGTGTTTAACGACATGAACACAGCACAGCGCTCTAAAGTGTTTGCAATGAATAACTCGCAGTTTGGCGAGGCTTGGTGGTTTTATCCGAGCGGTGGATCAAATGAGAACGACCGTTACGTGATTTATAACTACAAAGAGAATTACTGGAACATAGGAGAGCTGGCACGCACAAGCGGTTTCGATGCCGGCGTCTTTAGACAGCCTATTATGTTTTGTAATGGCGGTAATCACTACGATCACGAGATTGGATACTCACACGGCGGTGTGGCGCCTCATGCAGAGTCTGGTCCGGTTGTCTTTGGGTCTAGTGTGGTGAAGGTCAACGAAATCATCCCGGATGAGAAGACCCAAGGCGAGGCTACGCTAACCTTCAAGACCCGGTTCTATCCAAATGGCAGTGAGTCTACACACGGACCTTACACCATGAGCAACCCAACAAGCGCTCGCTTCTCAGGGCGGCAGCTACGGTTAAGGGTCAACGGTACGGAGTTTAATAACTGGCGCTTTGGCATACCACGATTGAACGTAATCCCTGGCGGTAATAGATGAGTTTAGCGCCTCCACCACTAGGCCCAGAATGGAAGAACTGGGGCGAGCGCCTTGTTGAGTACCTGAACCGAGTCAGGTCTAAGCTTGTTTTTAAACAGACAGGCGACAGCGCGACAGAAGACGGCATCATCTTGTATGACAACGTCAACCAGTACCCAGTGGTGTCTGTTGATGGCGAATACAGGCAAATCGTTCTATCGAACGGTCACGGTGATTTTTCACTATCTAGTGATTTTACCTATCCGGCATCAAATACTGAATATGCGATCACTTACTCTGGCTCATCTGATAACGCTGGCCTTACGCAAAACGGCTCTAGAATTATATTTCAAGAAGCAGGCTATTACTTAATAACATTCACGGCGCAAATTTATTCATCCGCAGCAAGCACAGTTAATTTTGTTTTTTGGCCGAAAGTTAATGGCGTCAATGTAGCTAACGGCTCAACAATTAGAGCAGCCCTGCACCAAAACTCCGCAACAACGGTGGTTACCCGTTCGGCTATTTTCTTTTTAAATGAAAACGACTACCTAGAAGCGTATACGGCAACCACTAACCATACAACTGGAAGTCTTAAAGGCTTTGCTGCGGGCAGTCTTGCGACAGAGTCTTTATGCCCCTCTACAACACTTACGATCATTAGAGTCCATAGGTGATATAATTGACAAATGTTGTAGAAGAATTAATTCGTTGTAAGCCTTGGCTAGAGGCAGCGTTAGAGCTATCAGGAGGCACGCACACACTAGACGACGTCGTGCAGGCGATTATAAAAGGTGAGATGCAGTTCTGGCCGGCGCCGAAAGGCTGCGCAGTAACGGAGATCGTCAACTACCCACGCAAGAAGGTGCTACACATTTTTCTTGCAGGTGGCGAGATGGAGCAAATAATCGACATGGATGATTCCGCTGTCGAGTTTGCAAAGATGAACGGATGCACAGGAATGAGCATCGCCGGTCGTAAGGGCTGGAAACGAGTTTTAAAAGATAAAGGTTACTTAGAAACCTTTACAGTTCTAGGAAAGGATATCTGATATGTCAGGTGGCGGAAAAGGCGGTAGCCAAAAAACGGAAGTCGAGATTCCAAGCTGGATACAAGGCCCGGCTTCTCGCAATTTGCAACGCGCTGAGCAGTTAGCGCAGGTCGGTTACATGCCTTATTACGGGCCTTCTGTAGCCGCCTTCACTCCCATGCAAACGCAGGCCATGCAGTCTACTGCAGACGCTGCTGCAGCCTTTGGTTTGGCCCCGCAGATGGACGTCACTGCAGGTATGCCAGAGGCGCAGGACTTTGGCGGCGTCCAAGGCTACGGTACTGGGCAGATGTTTGAGCAGGCATTATCAGAACTTGCTGCTAATCAGCCAGCACAAGCTGCATCGTTTAATCGATTATTTACTGGCCCACAGGCAGGCGGATTACTTGCGCCGACTGGGCCTATGGGTGGTTACTTGCCTATGCAGTTCGGCAATCCAGTGCTTGGCGGCGGCAGTTCGATGCCGTCACTTAGAGGAGGTCGCTCGTAATGATACCTAACAACACTATGGGCACCACCGGCGGCATCTACTCAGGCGGCATTGTTCCTCCACCACAAGGTGGCGCTCCAGCGCCAGGCGGCAAAGGAGGCGGTCAAGTAGCTCCAAACGTATTCCAGCAGGCACAGCAAGGCCAAACTGGGGCTATGCTAGGCACGGCCGCAGGCATGGGCTACCAGCCAGCACAAGTGCAAGCCGGGCAAATCGGACAAACCGATCTAAACCCGTACTTTAACCCGTTCGAGCAAACTGTAGTGCAGCAGTCGCTAGGAGACATTGAGCAAGCGCGTCAGATGCAAGCTAACCAACTAGCTTCGCAAGCTCAACGTGCAGGCGCATTTGGTGGTTCACGCTCAGCAATTCTAGAGTCGCAGGCTAACGAAGCGGCTATGCAGCAGGCGGCACGTACAGCGGCTAACCTACGCTTGGGTGGCTTCCAGAATGCACAGCAGATGGCCGGTCAGGACATAGCCAGTAGAATGAGCGCAGACCTAGCTAACCAAAGCGCAGGACTAGCTGGCGCCGGCCAAAGACTCGCAGCAGCAGGTCAGCTTGGTGGTCTAGCGCAGCAGGCGTTTGGCATGGGTCGTAACCTACAGCAAGACATGGCTCAGCAGGGCGCGTTACAGCAGATGCTTAACCAGCAGATATTCGATCAGGCGCGCGGTCAGTTTGAGGGCTACTCATCATTCCCAGAGCGCTCGCTAGGGTTCTTGGCTTCTGCGCTAGGTGCGGCGCCTGTGCCACAGACACAGACCACAACACGCACACCGGGCTTGTTCGATTACCTCTCATTAGCATTCGGAGGCTGAGATGGTCGCAACTGATCAGCAAAAGCAAAAAGATACCGGCCTACTTGATGAGCTACTGAAGCATCTTGCAGACAAGGATCGCTTAGGCAATGCAGCCAAAGGCTTGTCTGGTCAGCAAATGAACGCTCAGGTTATGCCGGTACAAATGGGTGGCGGTCTATTACAGCAACTCCCTATCCCACAGATGCAGTCCGGCGTAGGCATGATGGGCTATGAAGGCTCAGGAGAAAGTTCTGAAGAGCGAACAGCAAAATTTATTCAAGCAATGAAAGCAGCTTTAGGGATGGGCGCATGACACCAGAAGAGCGAAAAATGATGATGGACTTGGAGCGCATCCAGCAGATGCGCGCTCCCAATGCTCTGTTAGCAGCATCCATGACGCCAGAGGCTCAGGCAAGCCAAGAGAGTTTCATGGCGGCAAGAGGGCAGGCGATGCAGCCATCACAAGCTGTAGGCCCAGCGCCAGGTAGTCGTCCACCAAATCCTTTTGTTAGCGGGCTATCAAAACTAGGTCGTCGCGCTATGGATGCCCTGCAAGACCCTGCAGTACGCTCACGTTTAGCGGCTGGTCTGCAGTCTATGACGTTAAACCCTAACCAAGCATTCATCCAGAGCCAAATGCAGCGCGGGCAGAATATACAAGCACGACGCCAGCAGGCTGAGCAAGCTAACATGACCGCTGAATACTTTAGACAGCAGGGTCAGCCAGAGATCGCGTCACTTATTGAGAAGGTGCCTGGTATTGGGACTGAGGCTTTAAAGTCTTTATTCCGAGAGCCAGCGAAAGCTCCATCGATCCTGCAAGAGTACATGTTTGCGCGGTCGCAAAACCCAGAGCTTACTTATCAACAGTTCCTGCAAATGAAAGAATCAGGAACTACAGTAAACATCCCAGCGCCTGATGTTGCAGGTGAGGCTGCTATGAAGCAGCTTCCTGTTGCATTCAAAGAGGTTACAGACACCGGTGCTAATGCGCGTGCGCAGCTAAATTCAATAGGCCAGTTAGGACGCGCTTTGTCGGGTGTTGAGACGGGCGGCTTTGCAGAAACTAAAAAGAGCCTGCTTGGGCTAGCTGACAGACTCGGGGTCCAAGTAGACACCGCAGAGCTTGGTCGTCTTCAGGCTGTAGATGCTATCGCTAGTCAGTTAGTAGCTGCAGAGCTTCGACAGAACAAAGGTCCACAGACAGACTTTGACGCGAGATTTACGCAGACGTTCTTGCCGGGTCTTGGTCAGCAAAAGTCAGCTAACGACGCAATTATCAGCTATATGAACTCGCGTAACCTTCGAGACGCGCTGATAGGATCATACGCAAGCACTAACAGAAGCTTTGACGCAACCGACGTAAATGTAATGCGTAACGTCAATATTATGCGTCAGACAGTTGGTTCCGTTATCTACAAGGGCGATGATCCTGTAACGCTGGAAGAGTTTGTTGCTGCTAACAGGGCGGCGGGCAAGTCAGACTCCGAAATATTAATGGACTGGTACGCAGAGCATGACCCACGAGGCGCGGATGCTATGAGAGGTGCTCAGTAATGCCTAGCGTGTCAGAGATCATCGAGGAAAGAAAAAAGAAACCGCCAGTAGCGGCCGATTCTGTAGAGGTAGCCGGCGGTCGTTTAGTAGAGCGTGACGGCAAACAGTTTTTCGTATCTCCCGGTTACAGCACCTCTGATCCTGCAAAAATCGCTGAGATTGTTGCGCAAGCAAAACAAGGCCAGACAGCGCGGCAACTAGCCGAATCTGAAATTAGGCAGGAGATGGTTAGCACGCAGCCGTTCTCTGCTGCATCCGCAAAGGTTAGTCAAGGTATTCCTTATCTTGGTGAGTTCTTGCCCGAGGCTATTGGAACGGTTAGCCCGATAGGAAGAGAGCGCGTAGAGCGCCTACAAAGAGCCACAGAGGCAGAGTATCCCATTCTTAGCGCTGCAGGCCGCATGGGGTCGGCGGCAATGACCGGCCTTTTAGCGCCCGGCACAGTGCCTGCAACAATTACTGGAGCCTTAGGTCGAGGAGCGCTTTTTGGTGGCTCTGAGGCTGCTGTAAGCGGGTTTGGCGCGGCAGAAGGCGATGTCTTTGAAAGAGGCCGAGAAGCTATACCTACCGGCATTACTGGCGCAGTGCTTGGCGGCGGAATGGCTGGTCTCATAGGGATGTTTACAAAAGGCGCTACTAGCACTGCAGGGCTAGACGCAGCCGCTCGCAAAGTCGCAAGTGAGTTAGGAATATCAAAAGAGGCAGCGATGGTTATAGGCCAAACGCTGTCACGAGAAGGTAGCTCACTTGAAGATGCGCTACAAAACATACGACGTGCTGGCGATCAGGGCATGATTGCTGACGCAGACATTGCTACGGCAAAGCTGTTGGATGCTGTAATCGCATCAGGCGGCGAGGCGGCTACTGTCGGTCGAGGCGCTGTAACAGAGCGCGCTGCAGAGCAGTCTGAGCAACTTAGTGGCGCGATGACTCGAGCTTTGGGTGCAGAGCCTGTAGGAATGAGGACGGCAGCAGAGCAGGCAGCGGCACGGTATGCGCCAATGACTCGCTTATCGTATGCAGAGGCTTATGCTTCTCCTATCAATTACACAAGTCCTGCGGGTTTGGAAATCGAAGACTTGATTGGGCGAGTGCCAGCAGACGAGCTTCGCGCGGCATTTAAAGAAGCCAATGACGTCATGCAATTGCAAGGCATCCAAAACCAACAGATTAGAGCGACGATCAACGACGACGGCAGTATTGATTACGAAGAGATGCCAAACGTTATTCAGCTTGATTTCTTGAAGCGTGCCATGCAGAGAATCGCATATTCTGACCAGTACACAGACAAGTTTGGCCGGCCTACCGGAAAAGGTGCAGACTTAAACATAGTCGCAGGCAAATTACGTGACGCTTTGGGTCGTGCGGTGCCATCCTACGACCGTGCTGTGTCTATGGGCGGGAATGCTATACGAGAGCGTCAGGCAGGCGAGCTTGGCAATGTGTTGTTAAATGACAGGGTTAGCCGAGACGAGCTTACGGAGGCTGTTAGAGGGGCTTCAAAGACCGAGATGGACGCTATGCGTTTAGGCGTGCGCAACCAAATTGACGAAATTATGGCTAACGTCAAAACATCAATATCGGCCGGCGACCAGGGTGCGATTGAAGAGGCGCGCAAGTTACTGCGCCAGCTATCTAGCGGAGCCAACCGCCAGAAGTTGCAGATGATCCTAACGCCGCAGAGATACGGCCAGCTTAATACCAAGCTAAATGAGATCCGTGCAGCGCTAGAGTTACAGGCCAACGTAGCGCCTAACAGTGCGACAGCCATACGCCAGCAGATCATGAAGGATATCGAAGAAATTAGCGGTCTAGGCATGGTCGGTAGCGCTCTCCGTGGTGAGCCATTACAGGCAGGACAGAAGGTAATTCAGGCTCTTACAGGAATGACCGACGAGGCTATGGTGGCGCGCAGAAATGACATACTGACAGAGGTGGCACAGGCTTTAACAACTAAGCGCGGCCGAGATGCTGAGATTGCCTTGTCTTATGTTTCTGAGGCCATGCAAAAAGGTCAGATCACTGAGGCCAAAGCAAATTATGTAAATCAAGTTCTGCAGAGATCACTGGTGCCGGCAGGTGTTGAGATGAGCGAGCAGGTACGCGCAGGCATGGGGCCTTAATATGTTAAAACCAATGACAGACCTAGAGATCGAAGGCATCGCACGCGAAGCTGTTCAAGACGCTGTTGATTTCTGTGAGTCCGAGATTGCTGAGGACCGAATCAAGGCGCAAAGATACTTCGATGGCGAGGTCGATATTGGCGAGGAAGACGGTCGATCAAAGGTAGTATCGACAAAGGTAAGAGATACTATCCGGGCTATCAAGCCGTCTCTGATGCGTGTGTTTCTATCTACTGACAAGCCCGTTGAGTATGTTCCACGTGGAACAGAGGACGTGCAAGCTGCTGAGCAAGCTACAAAGTACATGCACTATCAATTTAGTGAGCTTAACGGATACCGGGTGCTTAACGATGCTTTTCATGATGCTTTGGTCAAGAAGTGTGGGGTTGTTAAAGTCTATTGGGACATGTATCAAGAGCAGGAAGTTTATGACTTCCAAGACCTCAACGACATGGAGTTCACCCTCCTTGTTAACGAGCCAGACGTCGAGGTCATCAAGCACACTGCCCGTACTTCTATCGAAGTCGATGAGTTCGGAATGGAAATGGAAACTCCTATCCATGACCTTAAGATTTCTCGCACGATTGAACGCGGCAAGATGTGCATTGAGAGCGTTCCCCCAGAAGAGTTTTTCATTGATCGTAACTCGCGCTCTATCGACGACTATTACTGTGTTGCTCATCGTACCGAGATGCGTGTTAGTGACCTGGTGGCTATGGGCTATGATTATGAGGAAGTACATGATCTGAGTGGCTTGCAGCACTCTGACACCTTCTCAGAAGTTGAAGAGTATGAGCGCCGTGGTTACGAGTCAGATTACTCTGACGAGGACGTACAAGACCCCTCAATGCGCCTAGTGGCAATTACTGAGGCGTACATGAAGATCGACGTGGAGGGCACTGGTGTTGCCCAGATGCACAAGGTCGTTCTTGGTGGTAACAAGTACAAGCTTTTAGATCACGAGCCATGCTCGCACTTACCTTTTGCTGTTTTTGAGGTAGACCCTGAGCCACATACATTTTATGGTCGGTCTGTTGCAGACCTAATTATCAACGATCAAGACGCTGCTACGGCTATGTTGCGCGGTGTTTTAGATAACGTAGCACTGACTAACAACCCACGCATTGAGATCGTAGACGGCGCGGTAAACATCGATGACTTGCTAAACAACGAAATCGGCGGTGTTATCCGGGTTAAGCAAGCAGGCGCAGTACAGCCACAGTCTATTCCGTTTGTCGCAGGTCAGACTCTCAGTGCTCTGCAATATTTTGATCAGCAGGTAGAAGACAAGACAGGCGTCACAAAATCCTCTACAGGGCTTTCTCCTGACAGCCTACAGTCAACTACTGCTACGGCCGTAAACGCTACTGTGCAGGCGCAGGCGGCTCAGATTGAGGTTATGTCGCGCAACCTAGCAGAAGGCGGAATGCGTCAGATGTTTAAGCTGATGCTGAAGTGCATGACGCAGAACGTCGATGAAGAGCAGATGATGCGCTTCCAAGGAAACAATTACGTACCTGTCGATCCCCGGTCGTGGAACAGCACAATGGACGTGTCTATCAATGTCGGCCTCGGCACGGGTAGAGAAGATCAGAAGGTCGCTGTACTCAATCAAGCTCTACAGACGCAGATTCAGATATTCCAAACCTACGGCCCGGGTAACGGCATGGTTTCTTTGACTAACATCAGAAATACCTTGTCCGACATTTTGGCTATCAATGGCATCCGAAACGCAGATCGATACTTTGCGCCAATGGACCCAATGATTGAGCAGCAGATGATGCAGCAACAGCAGCAGCAGCAGGCACAACAAGGTCAACAGAACGATCCGAACGCGGCGTACTTGCAGGCAGAGCAGATTAAAGCTCAAGCCAAGATGCAGACAGACCAGCTTAAATTGCAGTTAGAAGCGCAGAAGGCTATTGCTGAAGATGACCGAAAGCGCGACGAGATGGATCAAGACTTGTTGCTATCTGCGGCAGAGATTATCGGCAAGTACGGCACTGCGGTGGACGTAGAGCGTATTAAGCAGCTCCAGAACGAGCCACGCTACCCGCAGGCGCAGCCAGCACAGGCAGCAGTAGGTAGCACATTTTGAACATAAAAGATCGAGCAGCGCACGTTAAGCGCCTTCAACAAGACGAGGCATTTAACACGCTGGTAGACGAGATTAGAGAGGACGCAGCCAACGTCTTTCTAAACCCGCACTCCTCATGTGAGGACCGGGAAGAAGCGCATCACATAGTGAGAGCGTTAGCGAAGATCGAGGATCGCATGGCAGTCATCCTTACGGATGAGGCGATGTTCGACAAACAGCAAGAGCGAGGATCAGTACCGTGGATACGACTGACGAAATGACATTCGATGGCAGCATCGAATCGGCTATAAGCCAACTGATACAACCCGAGACCGAAGAGCAACCCGAAGAAGTCGCTGAGGCGCCTGAAGAGGACTACGAGGACGAGGAGCAGGAGGACTACGAGCCAGAACAGGATGACGAGGTAGAAGAGGACTACGACGAGGACGCTGAGGAAGCCGATCCAGAGGAGCCAGAAACCTTTACTGTCAAAGTTGACGGTATTGAGCAGAAGGTCACCCTAGAGGATCTCAAGCGAGGATACAGCGGTCAGCAATATGTCCAGCAGGGAATGCAGCAGGTTGCCGAGATGCGTAAGCAGTTCGAGCAGATTGC